TTAATGCTGCTGTGATAGTCGCTACCGCTGCGGCTTCTGCGGCTGCGGCTTCTCCATCAGCCGCCCCACCTGCATCCCAATAAGCTGTTGCCGTACCATCTATATTTAATTTAGCTATATCCCAACCCTTACCACCATCCTCAACTATATTTTTCACATCCAACTCATTTAATTTTGCATTCCAATAAGTAGCATCGATAGTAAATTCTCCACCTAAACCTTCATCAACCACGATTCGATGTGTAACTGATATACCCGTTGATTTAATTCTTATACCACCAACTTCACCAGCCGATAAATCGCCCATATAATATATATCTAATCCTGACGTACCTTTTGCTATATAACCTCTATTATCGCCATTACCACTTCCAGCTCCTAATGCTAACAGAGGAATAGCATTTCCATCTTTATCGTCAATAATACCTATTGCCATTTTAACTAAATCTTCATCTTTGAATACCATTGCTAACCCATCGGCTGATGTACCGATAACAATATCTTTATCTAAATAAGAATAAATACGTTTACTTGTTATAGAAGTAAAAAAGTTTTTACTTATTTTACTATTAATAATATCGTTTAATGCAGTTGATAAACTATCGGTTTTCATATTAACACCCCATTCTAAACCGCACCAGAAGATCCATAATACACACTATCAATAGTTTGTGACATTCCCGAACTAGCATCATAGGTTATATTAAATCCAATAATTTCGTATAATGAAGTAACCGTGCCAAAAAGCACACAACATATTATATCTCTGACTCTAAGGTGTGGTATTGCTATACAATTTAAATGTAAATTGAAATAGTTTTTTTTCATTTCTACCATTTTTGAAGCTAAATATGCATCCAATTGAGCATTTGTAGTTAATTCGGGTTTATCTTCAACTAAAGCTTTCAATGTTGACATCGATGAACCATCACCCAAGGCACCAGTTGTTAGATCCCTTTTTAATGTTAATTCATTATTCGTTGCAACTAATAATCCATATGTTTCATCATGACTTACATATTGATCTAATTGATATACCTGAGTTGGATTAAATTTCCATGCACAATATGTATAGGTAACATCAACGCCTTGCCCTGCGGTTATACCACCGCCATCTATTCGCCTTATTGAATTAGTAGCATAATCAAATTCATAATCAACATCAATTATAAATGTTTCACTAAAATCGACAACTACTATAGATTCTTTTATTGCTCTTGCATAACCGCCATCTTCAAGAGCGTGCCATGAAGTACCCGTCATTGAAATAGTATCAGCACCAGCATTAACCTGATTGTTTGCTACTTTAAGATATACCTTACCTTCTTCGCCCTCATACATATAAGCACCTAATAAATCAACAACTTTTTGAGCTAACTGAATCCATGAGCCTGTACAATTTGTAAATGAACCTTCTGCAACATCATTTAGTCTAGTTGTCCATGCAATATCATAAACTATGTTTCCAGCGGAATAACCAGCTCTTTCACACGCATCTATCCAAATTGATAAAAGCAAAGGATTAGTATCTGCAACTTTTAAATAGAATTCTGTTAATTCTTCACCAGATGCAGCCCATCCATTTATAGGGTAATTAATATGATAAAATATTTCGCCCGATACAACTCTATCGCATTGAATAGGGTTATCTACCATCTTTTTTGTGGTACCTCTACATTGAATATTAATTTGAGAATTATTACCCGACATACTAATTTTGACTGTATCTATAGATCCTGTGAAAATAGGTACAGTGTCAAGTGTAGCACTATCACCATACCCCATTTTTACTGATATTAAACCTCCCGGAATTATTATTCCATTATATGCATTAGAAGGTTTGTTATTTGCCGAATCATTTCTACCTTCATTATAATATCCAGTATCAGAAGGATCGGTTGGATTTACATTAGCTATAGTTAAACTACAGTTTTGAGCCATAGCACCATGTTCTCTCGACATTGAAAATGAGGTTATTTTTATATCCGTTTTACCTCCAATATCAGCATAAAAAATAGGTGCCGAAGCACCTACTTGATTTTTAGATAAAATTATATTTGCCTGTTCTGCTGTCATTTCCTGCATTACGAATCACTCCCATAAATCATTTCCATATCATAATAATATTTTTCACTATCTACATCACCGCTACCATTAAAAGATGTTATATAGTAAGTCGATCCTGTTGTTATTAAATTATATGGACCTGAATTTGGATATAAATAAGGTGCAACTTTTGTATTGTTTGTAATTGCTGCATTAATTGCATTTCTACAAGCTATAGAACAAAAACCGCCAAGGGTTACAATTTGTCTTTTATGTCCAGTAGCAACTAGAACACTATTTCCAGCATCATAATCCGAAGGATCTATTATAGTAATACTTTCACTAATTAAAGGCTCAATATTATCACTATAAGTTTTAAATTCAAGGCTATATGTAACTGAACTAATACTAATATATGAAGATGCCATAACACCCCTCCATTATCTTACATATCTATTTTTATTGTTAATAATACTATCAGCAACAATCTTTTGAATTGCCTTACTACTTAAATTTTCCAGACCATTACCCGTGTCAACTTTTATGATACCGGAAATATACATTGATGAATTATTATCACCTGTGTCTTTAGTTATCATGTTTTTTGATTTTTGATTACTAAATACTTGACTACCTTTAGGTAAATTAATTAATTCCGGTCCACGTTCACCAACTAAAGTCATTCCTCCGGGTGAATTAATAGTACCGTTAGCATTAGGAGTCCACGGTTTTCCACTAGGAACACCAGTTCTAATTCCAGCTAATTTATTAGATGATTTAAGAGCATTAGTCGTTGCTGTATTTATACGTTTTGTAACTCCCATAACTTTATCCATTAAAGTTCCGAGTGGTCCCATCTTATCTAATATAGCTTTCATTAAACCATCCATTAATGAATTACCAATGCTTGTTGCAGCTGCTGTTATTGCTGGTTTATGTTTATTTATTGCAGCTTTAATATCTAATCCAAGTTGTCTAACGATTCCGGGAATTTTAACTTTTATGTCATTCCAAATTTTAGTCATTATTGCCAATATTTTATCAGATGAAGTTTCGACATCTCTTTGCTTCTTTTCTTCTGCTGTTAAAATTCCACCAGCAGCTAAATTTGCATTATCAACTGTTTGGTCTTTTGTTATCAACGAATCTGAAATAACTTTGTTTTTTGTTGTTTCAGCATTATCCATTAGAGCATTTGCTTGTGCATCATCAATTACTTTTGTGTCATCCCTCATTCTTATTATAGTTGCCATTTTTTCTGTGTATGTTTTATTAGCAGTTTCAATTTGTTTATCATGCACCGTGTTTGCTGATGCTACAAGTCCTAATGCTTCTGTTCTGGTTATGTCTAAGGTTACTCTTTTTGATTCTTCAAGAATACGTCTTTGTTCAGCCTTATTTGTAGTAATAAATTCTATTTCTGCTTTTCCTGCTAATTCATGTAAATTTTTTAAAGTTTCAGTTTCATTAGCATTTAACATTCGTTTTTCTTTTCTAGCCTTAGAAAGTATTTCTTGCTGTTGTCTAATATTATTTTTTAGATACTCAGAACTTACATCATAATATTCACTTACTTTTCTTAATGTTTCTTTTTGAGCTGCATCAGTAAATGTATTATTATCTTTAAATAATTTTTTTGCACCAGCAAGTTCTACATCTCTTTTTTTAATTATTTGTGATGTAACAAGTTCTAATTCTTTATTCATTGCAGTTTTAGTCATAGCAAGTTTTTTATCATATGCTATCCACGATGATTTTTTAACTATATCACCGTAACGAAATTGACTGTTTAAGAGAGTATTAAAATGTGCATTTGTATCTGCTTCTAATTTTGCATACTCGCCAGCAATCTTATTATTGTTAAATTTCATTTCAATTGGTATAAGTCCAAATGTATCAAATAATCCATATAAATAATCAGCTAACTGACCGCCCCATTTAATTATACCCTGAACCATATCTGAAAATAAATTTTTACTTTCCTGCGTTCCTGAATTTAAATCAGCCATACCGCCTGACATTAAATTACTAATAACATCACCTAGAACTTCCATTGCAATTCCTAAGTTATATTCAATAACTTTTGCTACAACTTTTGCTTTATCTGATATTTCTTTGAATCTCTTAGCTAATATTGAAGCTTGTTCTGAGGACATACCAAATTTTTTATGTAATAAATCAAACATAGTTTGAAAGCTACCACTCATTATTGCTTTTACACTAGCTATTGCATCTTTAAATATTCCAAGTTTAGCAATCAATATTCCTAGTGCTGCATACCATGCCCCAACTGCTACACCTACAGCCACAATAATACCTATAATAGGTAATACACCAGCTATAACACCTATACCTGTTACAAGCGAAGCAACTAAAGTTATAATTGTACCTATGACTAATATAATAGGTCCAAGTGATGCCAATAATAACGAAGCTATTACAATTACTGCTTTTATAGGTTTTGGAATTTTACCAAAAGCCAATACTAGTGGCTGTATTGCTCCGCTAACTATAAATTTTAATGCTGGCATTAATATGTCACTAAATTGTAATGCTATTTCAGCAATTGAACTTTGTAATATTTTTAATTGTCCAGCAAGATTTTGTTGCATAATATCAGCCATTTTTTTAGCACTACCTTTTGAATTATCCAATGCTTTACTTAATTTATTGAAATCCGCAGGTGCTGTATTAACCATAGCTAACAAACCCGACATAGCAGTTTTACCGCCAAGCATGGCTGCATTCTCAGCTTTTTGTGCCGGAGTCAAATCTTTAAATGCTGTTCTTAAATCTTGAATTATAGTATCAAATGATTTCATTTCACCTTTACTATCTAATATTTTTATACCTAACTTATCTATTGCCTTTTGTGATTCTTTTGTTGGTTTAACCAATCTTGTCATTATTGACCTTAATGAAGTTCCAGACATACTAGCTTTAATTCCTGCATTAGCCATAAGTCCTAAAGCGAGAGAAGTATCTCTAGCAGAAAATCCTAATGCTCCTGCTACTGGTGCAGCATATTTAAATGATTCTCCAAGCATTGCAACATTTGTATTTGCACTACTTGCTGTTGCTGCTAATAAATCAGCAAATTCACCAGATTGTTCGGCTTTCATCCCGAAAGCTGTCATTGAATCGGTTACAATATCAGAAACTAAACCTAAATCTTCACCGGATGCAGCTGCTAAATTCATTACTCCATCAAGACCTTTAATAATTTTAGTATTGTCCCATCCCAAAAAGTTATTACCGTATAGTTTATTACCTATACCTCTGGAGGTTTCCCTCATTTTCATCGGTAGGTCGATACTACCCAGTTTAGCGTACATTATCACACAATGCTTTTACATTGCCTAGAGTGAGAAATCTCACGTGTTTGGCACTCTTGGCGGCTTATATTCTGTTTACACAGGTTCGCCGCTACGCGTTACGGTGGCAAATATCTTTTATTATATTCACTTACCTCGGTATTAGCATATTGACCAAAGAAAAAGCGCTTTAATTAAAAGTGCTTAGATATTTTTTGATTTTAATTACTCTTTCAATAGAATAAAATTCTTGTTCTTTATACCATGTCGAAAACTCTTTATTATGTTTACGACAATTGCAACTTCTACAAACTGGAATTATATTGTTTTTAGTATAATTACCACCTTTAGACAAAGGAATTAAATGGTCTTGTGAAAGAACTTTTGATATTTTCCCACAATAGGCACATTGATTATTAAAATAATTCTTGCACACTTTCCATTCACTATTATTGAAATCAGAAAGCACAAGCTTTGTCATTTTTCTTCTTCTTTGTTCCGTTATTAAATGATTAGCATTGTAAATTTCTGAATTATTTACCCTATATGTTTTATTATATTTATTTTCACATTTTCTACATACAGAATAAAATCCACCATTAGGTCTTTCTCTAAATTCCTTTATGTCTAATACTAAATTACACTTATTGCAAATTCTAAAACTATTTTTGAGTTGATTTTTAGTTCTTAAATCCGCTCTGCTTTTAGTAGAATTATACCATTCTTTTTTTCTTTTCAAATCATCTTCATGGTATTTTAACCTATATGCTTTTCCTTTTTTATTTGCACATTCTTTACAATATGCTTTTAACCCATCCCATGAATATCTATGATTTGAATAACAATTTAATTCCTTCAATTCTTTGCACGTTGAACATTCTTTATATTCTATTTTTTCATCAAAAATATGCTCTTTCTTCATATATTCCACCCCGCCATTTTATTATATTACTTAGCGGAATAAAAATCAACTTAGCGTTCACCGATTTTGCCAAATTTTAAATGGCCCGATGTTTTAAGCCATTGCCATGAAATTCATAGCTTCTGCACTTTCAGTTGCACTAAACTTAGTAGTTGCACCCATATCTCTTGCTTTTTTTCTAAGTTCTACCATTTGTTTTCCTGTAGCTCCTGAAACGGCTTTTACTTTTGACATTCCTACATCAAAATCCATTCCAACTTTAATTACACCAGCACCCATTGCAAGAATAGGTGCTGTAATGCCCATTGACATTTTTTTACCAACATTAGTCATTCCACTTCCAAGATTTTTCATTTTACTTTGTGCACTTTTAAGCGAATTATTTAATCCTGAATTATCACCATTAATTCTTACTAGAATTTCGCCTACACTAGCCATGTTTAATTTCACCACCATTAGCAATTGTTATTGCTTTTAGAATTTCAGCCATGATATTAATATCCATTACCTTTTTCTTTTCTTTTTTTTGTTTGATAAAATCCGATGGTTTAAATGTTCCTCCACCTTTTTTCTTCGCTAACAAATTTGCTATATGAGCCATTAAAATAGCTAATCTATCATTTTCATTTTCATTTTTGTTTCTTGAATATTTTTGTTTTTGTTCTGCATATATGGTGAATTCTCTCAATGTCATAATCCAGAATTCTTGAGGTTTCAAACCAATATAATAAGCATATTCTTCAAATTTATATATATCATCTGTAAACTTCCAACCTATTTTATTTCCGCCATTTTCTCCATGTTCACCTCCATTTCCTGACTTTTCGCGTTTCCCAATACACCAGATTCAACAAGTGCCTTAATTGCAATTTCAGCCAATCCATCTAAAGTGCTATTATCTTCGACCATGCTTTTATGTATCCATAAACCAACAATTTCAAGTGTTAGTCCTCTATTTTCATGTTTTAATCCACCCCAAAACAAAAGCCTTATCATGTTAAACCCTGCGTGTTCTCCTAGTAAATCAGTAATACTCATTCCTGACTTTGTTTCAATGTCACATACATCATTAAATTGAAATCTTAATTCTCTTTCTTTATTGCCTAATAAAATTGAAATCATTTTAAAATCCTCCTGATAAAATAATAACTACTATACCCAATAAAATAATGAATATAGTAGTTATATGAATTATTATTTTAAATTACAATTACACCACTGTTAAAACTGGTTGACCTGTTATTTTAATTGTTGCTGAAAATCCAACTTTATCATCGTGAGGATCTTCAACTTCAAGTCCTGTAAGCATTCCATTACAAGCAAATATAGTATTAGAAGGTGATGTTGGTACTGTTACAGTTATAGATTGCAATGAAGTTGTAGCCATTGCACCATAAACAACCGCATAATCTGTATAATTAAAATTGCCTTCAATTGCGACTTCACCCGCATCAATCAAACCTTTTACAAATTCCCTAAATCTAGTTGAACTATTGTGAGTAGTAACATCAATAGTATCTGCACTCAAACCGGGTGCTGTAATACTTGTTAACTCACTAACTGTTGTCGCTCCAACTGAAAATTCTCCACCATTTCCAAAATATCCGCTCATACCAAATGCACAACTTATGCATGATAATATCAACTTACTTAATCTTTTAAAAAATCTAGTCATAATAGAATCTTCCCCCTTGTTTTTTAATACGTAATATCAGTGCTAGAATGACATATGATTCTATATCTAGCCTGAATAATACGTTTGTTTTTTTCTCTCAAAGCCGTACCATTTTCATAGTAGCAAATAAGCATATTGAAACTATCTAAATCAAACTTTTTCATATTTAATAGAGCATTAAGTCTTATCAAAATTTTATTTGCTGTATAATTTCCTAAACCATAGGGTTTAGTAAAAATATTTAATGTTTGAGTGACACTATAACCTAACCTTTTATGCCTATTATCAGGAATCTCGGTTGGTTCATTAAATACAATGTATGGGTAATTTTCATCCGTTGGCGGTTCATCATAAATTTTTGATGATACTAAAGTCGTTAATATAACATCAGCCATCATAACGTCATATATAGATTTTTGGACTTCCCACATAGCTGACATAAAAAAATCACCCCCTTAGAGTGAGCTCAACGCACTAGTTAATCTTTCTTTTAATCCATTCCTGTTTTTTTCCATTGCCGGGACCAAATACGGATCAAGCACTTCGATTTTATGAGCATATTTAACATTAGAACCAACGTGTACATCCAACTCTTTTTTAGGTTTCCGACTTAATGGTGTAGGTGATGTTGGGCCACCTTGATATTCAACATGAATTGAACTTCTCAAATTACCAGTTATTACATGATGATTTACCGTTAAATTCATTTTTGCATCCGTTTCAGTATCTAACCCCGTTTGTATTAATTCACGCTTCATTATTTCTTTTGCTTTTATTTTTACTGCTTCAATTCCAGCTATTGCAGATAAAGCATTAACACTAACTCTTATATTCAATTAAATAACCTCCTCACTACATTGCAAATAAACAACACGCCCTCTTGCTGTTGGATCCTGTACTAATTCAATGTGGAGGATTACAGAACCAAAATGTAATCTATTTTTATTTGTTATATTAGAATTTTTTCTCATAACAACTTGCCATGTACTTAATTGTTGCCTTTTTAAATATTCGTTGCTTTCACTAGATCCAACTCTTACTCTTTGACAATTTGCCCATTCAGCACTTACACTTACCCAACTTGTAGAATATGCACCGCCTGTAAATGTAGTTCTGCTTTCGGTCATTAATGAAACTCTATGTGGTAATCTAGTCAACATCTGAATCACTCCTCGGAATAACAAAATTGACTGTTATATTATCAACACTTATGGTTTTATTGTGTTTTATAACTATTTCCGAATATCTATCAAGGTAATTTATAATCAACTTTCTTATTTCATCTCTATCTTCTTTTGTATTATTTATTGAAGCCATTAAAACCACCACCAAACATCATCTTGATACACATATAAGGATATATATATAACCATTCAAACCAATTTAATTCATATATATCTCTTAATACCCTGAATACTAAAATAGGAATACCCCATTTTTTCATCACTATTGTACAATCAATTTTATTAGTCGATTTGTTATGTATCATTTTTTTCATTTCAAAATATTTAGGTAATCTAGCCATTATAAGACCTTCTGTCATAAACCTGAATAATAGAATCTATATCTTTCATTGAAAAACCTAATGAACCAATTAAAGCAGATGCTTGTTTTAATGTTTCTTGCAATTCTTTTATATCCATTATAAAAACCTCATAATTCCAAATCGTCGTCAACGACGGTTTTAATTTAAATTAATCCTTCGCCAGAATGTAAAGGCATTACAAGTGCTTTAATAGAAGATGGTAATAAATTAAAATCATAATTAACAGACCATTCACCTTCACCAATTTGAGTAACATATTCTTCGCGCTGCTCATACATCCATGCTAATGTTCTTAAGATAGCTGTTTTTAACATACCATGTCGCGGATCACTACTCGATGTATAATTAGATGCTGTAAATAATGAAGTTTCAAATGTTATCTCGTAACCGTCAGAATCTCTACCATATGGGAAATATCCATCAACATTAACTAAAAGGTTTGGTGATACTTTTCTAAAATAAGTGCTATAAGTTATATTAGTTGCCGTTACCGTGTCAAAACTCTCATAATAGCTAACTGTCGGAATGCCCTGAATTGGTTGTCTTAATAATTTTATCTTTTCAACGCCACCTGTTTGTTTTTGTTTCCAAATTTGAGGGCAAATTGATATTCCACCAGATCCATTCTCTATCATACCTACACAAGCTCTTTTCATTGCATCAACTAAATCATCATCAAAACTTTCATCGCCAATTTTTAAATAATTTTTGGCTTCTTCTGTTGACACGATACTTAATGTGGGTGCTGTAACTAATTCAAGATGTATATTCTGATATATATAATTAGATCCTGATAAATTACTCATTACGCCACCCCACTTGAATATTCAATATTTACATTTTGTCTACTTACAACTACGACACTATCTACAACCGATTCAACTTCGACTGTTAAAAATCCATTTCTATCAGGTATAACAAAAAAAGCTTCATATGTTCCTAAAGAAACTTTTGCCGATGCCGTAACTAAAGAAGTTGTAATTAAAATTTTATTATTATCATAAACTGATAATGTAACACTAGTAGGATCGGTTGCTACTCCGTCCCAATCCGTAAAATCACATCTAACTTTTGCAGTATTACCTATAACCGCCATTTCATCACCCCTTAACTAACAATTATCTTATTAGGATGTTCAACAATAGACATATTGCAATCATGCCCTGTAATCGTAATTTTTACACCTTTTTTACGACTTACATCATAATGTATATAACTTACACTACTATTTACAGAAACATTACTTATAATTTCCTTTGGTCTATATACTTCGTTTTCTGCATTTACTTCAATATTAGATGTAATCGTTTTTAATATTTCTTTTATTAAAGTACCTGAAACATCAATATTAGATGTAATCGTTTTTAATATTTCTTTTATTACTTCACCCGAAATATCAGTATTAGATGCTAATGTTTTA